ATAAAGTTTGTCTAATATCTTATGGTGCGAGTACTCTTCGAGCCTCTTCACCTTCGATACAGATGTTAATTAGCTATTAGATAATCCCGTTTTCGCGTAGAAATCGCTCTGTAGCGTCATCCGACACGTTTGTATTTGTAGGCGCGCCATTTCGGACCATAGAACGGGAGGCAAGGTCTTTGGCGCGGTTGTTTGCGGGTGCTCTCCTTGCATTAAACTCTTCCCATACAGCGTGGTGGTCGGCATATTCAATGATATTTCCGTCACGGTCTTTCGGTGAGAGTTTTTCAAGGAGTGTGAAGAATCCCTTTTGAGTTTGAGCGTCAAAGGTGACACCGTATTCGTCCTCAATCTCCTCTACCATAGAGTCGAGGTTTTGTTCCTCTACTTGTACGGCTCGGGAGGCTTGCTCCTGCTCTTTACGGAAGGCTTCAAGTGCGCGTTCTGTAGCTCTATCTTCTGCGCTCTTGATTGCCTTTTGTAGAAGCTGAGTTGCTGCGAGTGCTTCAGGAGTGTCAGTGCCATATATCCTTGCTATGGTTTCATCCATTTCAGTAGATACTTCACGCTGTAGTCTCTGAGCCTCTGTCAACGCTTCGAGCTTTGCTGCAAGGGCAATACCAGCTTCGCGTTCTGCGGTAAGTTTCGCTTGTAGGCGACGCTCACGGCGGTTACGAGCTTCTTCCTCTTCAACTTCAGGTTCCTCTTCCTTTACTGTCTCGGGAACGAGAGGTTGTTCGAGTGGATTCGATACGTCCTTTGGCTCTAAATCTTTAAGGAACTCTTCTTGTGTTTGGTCTGGCATGGTTTTACCCTTATTCAGGGCGATTAGTTAGTATTCAAGCTTTTTTCCTGCCACGGAAGGATGAACTTTACAACCTTTGAATTGTCAAAGAGCTACTTTCTCTTACCGTATCTACCTCCCAATTCAGACATCATTTTCTTTAGTGCCTGAGTTTTTGACATTACCTTCTTTACACGCGAATGAACCGTCGGACGTGGGTAGTGTGTCACCTTATCCTCGGGGTATTCGTTCTCTCTATCGTGGGATGGGTTAGGGTGGGACATAAATTAACTGTAGTCTAGGCTACTAATGCCGTGATAGCTGAGATTTCCCTTACCGTCTGGCTTCAATCTTGGATTCTTTTTCATCAGCTCACGCATAGTAGGTGGCCGATTACTTACCTTCCTCAATGCCTTACCTTTAGCGTTCATATTTAGTAAATAGCGTGTCCTTTAGAGTTGTAATCGCGGGCGCTCATACGGTCTTTACCAACATAGAGTGATGCTCCGCGTGGGTCTGTCTGATGGTAGAAGTGAATCTTTTTCTTTCCTCCGAGCTTCTTTCGGATAGCTTCTGCCTTAGAAAAGGCGTGTGCCTTATCGCGCTTCTCATCCTTTTCGGTATATGGTTCATCGTGTCCCCAATTATGCTTGGTATAACGCCAGTTCTTAGAGCCCATAGCGCTATCTTCTGCTGAACGGTGCAGTTGTTCACCAACACGACGCAGTGCGTTGTAGTGGTTCTTTGTTAGTCCGAGTTCCTTTCCCAATGCCTCACGGCGGGCGTTGTATCGTTCTCGGTCTTTCTTGCTATATGCCATACCTAATACATTTGTTCTCTCTTGCGAGAGGCTATTGTTTGTAAATACTGACGTTTCGCATCGGCATCTTCCCCCCTCATTCGGTCAAGTCCGGGACGGAGCATCACTCGGTTTGCTATGTAGTCTCCCCCAATATCGGCAACTTTCTTTCCAACGCCTTTTATTTTGTTGGATAGAGCTGATAATTTTGGATTCATAGACGTATTGTATAGTTTTTAACTCTTGTCAAATGTGTGTGGTAACTTATTTCGGTAGAGGTACCTGGTTAAGAGCCGCTGATGCGGGGTCTTGTGCGATTGGTTTCTCAGGTTCGGTGGTTGACTCGGGAGCAGTTGCTTGTGCGTTCATCGCTGCACCTGTTGCAGTGTTTTGCATCTGTTGCATGGCGTTCTGCTGTTGCTGAGCTTGGAGTCTCTGAGCGTATTCAGGGAAGTTAAGTTGGAAGTATCCCATAGGGTCAATCTTGTACATCACTCCATCTGCGGCGCTTTCATCAGGGTCCGGGAAGTCAACCATCTTGAGAAGAGTTTTAGGACCTATAGCTCCCTTATCAAACAAAGTCTGTGCGAGGTTCAGATTAGTTACTTCATCCTTTGGCTTCATCGAGTCCGGGGAGACGGAAACAATGAGTTGTCGCTTGAGTTCTGCTGAAGTAAGAGTGACGAACTCTACCGCCTTAGCATTACCCATAATAGCCGCGAAGTGTGGCTCATCGTAAAAGACGTAGTAGAGCTGTACGAGCCAGTTAAATGCATTGTCTGCTACTTGTTCGATAGAAGCTCCGATACCGCCGCTAATACGAGAAGTGTCGTGTGCTTGATTAAGAATCATTCCGCGAGCAGTCAAATCCTCGTTTGGTTGCTGAGAAGCAATACCCTGTACTCCCCACGAACTCTTGAGGTCGTTCTTTGAAATTTCAAGTTGATTGAATACATCAGCCGGGAGTGACTGAGCGTTGAGTGGCATGATTGCGTTTGCAATAGGACCGCCTGAAGGAACGAGAATAGGATTGCCTTTCTTGCGAGCTGTAGCTGCTTGTTTGCCTGTTTCTTGGTTGAAGTTATCCTCTGAGAACGCAAAAGAATTGTTCGCGGCTGATACGTTAAAGTCTATCTGCTCAGTACGCTTGGTGATGAGGTTCTGATTCGGAATGTTCTGCTCTATGTTCGAGGTAATGTCGTGTGGCTGTTCCTGGAGAGAGTAGACAGAGAGGAAGATTCCCGGCTTCTTAGGATATGCAAAATGATTGCGAGGTGTACTCATCTGTGGCTCACCGGTGATAGGTTCAAGAACTGGTTCACCAAGAGCATCAAGGACTGGTTCAGGGTACTTAAAGTAGGGGTTCTTGAACTTATCGAGAACTACATCTTTATAGGTTATGAAGCAGAAGTCATCGTTAGGCCACCATTCAGTATAGAGAACCTTAGAACCAAGCCTACCTTCTACCATCGTAGAAATGTAGGTCTTGTGCTTCGGGAACATCTCTATAAGCTTCTCAGCGGTTACTTCCTTACGCTCACCGAACCATGAAGAAAAGTCTCCGTAGGCATCGACATATCCATTTGGGTCAAATACATAGTCGCGTATCTTTACGTTGTCGATAGCAACATCATTCAGTCGGGCGTTCCATCCTGGCTTCAATCCTCCGAGGAGGTCCATAGCCCACTGGCGTACCATGATTGCCAACTTCCTACGAAGAACAAGTTGGTCGGCGTGGAACTGGAGCATGGTCTTAACCGACGCTGCAATAGCGTTACCTTCAGGAGAATTATCACACCACACTACCGGCTCAGGGTTCTTGGCGAGAGCAGCAGCAAGGAATGTTTCTGTTGCTTCAAATTGAATGTTAGCGGCAAGAGGGAGTTCGGTATCAACAAGGAATTGTCCTTGAGCACGCTTGCCTATGTATGATTCACGAATCTTATCAACGCGTGGTTTTAACTTGCCTTCGTATGGAGCATAGTCTTTTTCAAATTGGTTACGGAGCTTCAACAGCTCCTCATCGTTCATGTCTATATCGAGTGCATCTTTCTTCTCACCAACTACTCCTTCAGGAGAGTTAGCGTCACCTCCAGCAACTTTGTTGGTCTTGTTTTTGATTAAATCTTCTACGCCCAATACATTCAATGAGAAAGGACTGGTTTCGTCTGCCATTGTTAGTAGTATAGTTTGTAATTAGTCAATACTTGCAGTGTGGGTAACTAGAAATTGACTTGGTTATCCTTAAAGTCCGCTGCGGAAATAAAGCTTGCAACATTCTCTGCTTGTACTATCTGACCGCGTGGAATACCGGCGAGTGCATCTTCTCCAACGATTCGTGCTGGTTCTCCTCCGTACCTCTGTAAGCCAACGACTGCGTAGAGGAGTGCGTGACAATAGTGGTCGGGACCGTTACGTTTCCATACATACTGATTGCCGTAGAGTGACTTGTCATCTTTATCTTTTGTTTCTTTAACGGCGACTTTCTCACGGTACATATTCCCAAACATAGAAGCCCACTCAGCCCATTCTTCCTTTGTTCCATTCAAGCGAACACGTCCGGTATCTCGTAACTGTTCAACAACGAGTGTCATCATTCGGTTACGGTCTACTGTTACTTTACCGTACTCATAATCCTCTCCCCACTCAACCAACTCAACTGACTTTCTATCCTGACGGTAGTAACACAGGAACACTCTACCGGGGTACTTGGCTTGTAACTCACGGGTTTTCATCAGTTCTCCTCCCTGGTCGATGACCACAATGGACTTAGGGAAGCGCTTCATTAACTCTTCGAGGCGTTGGTAGGGGTTTTTAGACGCGGTTATCTCGTCGTTGTGTTCGTAATAAAAGACTCCCTGACGATTCATAAGAGTCATGTGTAATCCAAGCCCAGTATCCACGCCTATGACCGTTCTACCCTCCTGTTCGTTGGTAACATCAACACAGTTACGGAGTACGACAGACGGTTCAATCTTGTCATCGGAACCAATAAAGGGAAGCCCGAGGACATAGTTGTAGAAGTATTGCTTATCCTTGAGTGGGTCTTTTGACGCTTTGATTATGTCCTTTGCCGTCTTGTTCCACAGCATTAACTGGCTAACGTGCCATCCTGAGAACTCATACCCATCAGCTACCTCTCCAGTCCATACTGTTCCGTTCTGATTTATCCATACACCGTTAATGCGGTCTTGTGTGGAGAGTTCACCTTTACACTTAGAGCAAATGTATATTTGATTCACGAAGTCTATGTTATCGGGGTACTGCATGTACTGCATGGCCTTGCAGTGAGGACAGGTGATATGGAACTCTTTCTTGTCGCTCTGTTGCCAATACACATCTACCCCATGTCCACTTAGACTCGGGTGTGAGAAATACCAACGTCCACCTCCATCTTCTTGTGCTTGGAGGCGTGTTTCGTATTGAGTAATAACTTGCGGGTCTGACGCGTCTACCTCATCGTGAATGTTCAAGCCTGACGGGACCATCATAGCTTGTTTAGCTGTAAAGGTTCCGCGATAAAAGATAATCGACTCACCTACTGACTTCTGTTCTATAGTGTCGTGGTCTTTAACCCAACTCATTAAAATAGGATTCTGAGCGATGATTCGGTTAAATGAACCACCTACCATATCCTGCACATCTCCCTGCGTTGGGAGTGTGTAGATAATCTGCTTCTTTAACTTCTTCGCAACATATAAAGACTTCAGCGTGTTCATTACGGTTGCTCCTATCTGCGGAGGCTTCAAAAGAACCTGTCGTGGAGAAAGGTCATTGTATATATCCCAAAGGAACTTCCGCTTAGTGAAGTCTATTGGAGCACCTGACTCATTCTTTATCTTGTGCTTCAGTATCCAAAGCGCCGGTAGTCCCTCCATCGCTTGAG